GCGGTTGATTCGGTAACCGCAAGATATGCCGGGAGCCTTGTCAAAGTGATGGACTACGATGATATTGACCACGGGCAGTTCTATACCTTCGCCGGTCTTGCGACTGCGATGGAGAACGTGGCCGGGATACTGGCAGAGGAACAGGGTACATCGGGTAATTACCTTCCCGATGATACAACTTATGGGATGGAACTCAAAAAGATGTTTCCGTTACTCCCCACGAGCATCATCATGGCCGAGTATGTTCAGGCCGATGCTGCCGGGACTGCGAACTACGATACGGGCGCAACCTGTACGGCGGCTTCTGAAGAGTTCACTATTACCATCACGACTGCGGATACGCTGATCGGCGGGTGGATTTACATGCTTAACGGAAGCGAGGGCGGTTATCTGCATTATCTGGACGATAGTGAGACAACCTACGCTGAACTCTGTACTGCGGCGAACAACGCGGTAGCGAGCGGCGACGACTTTCTGGTTATCGAGTCTGCGTGTTGCCGAAGGGTTGATTTCAACGCAACCTATACGGACATCAAGTCTGAGGTAGATGACAACGTGAAGACTGATCCGGTGGTTGGGATTATGCACTACATCTCAGCACCGGGCGTTCCTTTCCAGAGATTGGATCGGAATAAACACGATAACCTGTACGTGCCGAATGCGCGTTTCTTTCATACTTTCACTATACCGAGCAAGAATGTTTGGACTGCCGGTATAGCCACATCGTAAGGAGGTGTAATCATGGCTGTTAGCAGAAGTATGATGGTGTACGAAAACTTCGGCGACCTCCTTGATGTGAGGTTGTCAAAGATTTACTACGAGAAGGTTAAGGAACGCATCGAGAAGTCAATGGCACCGATGATATTCAGGACTCAGCCTGTGGGCGCGGTTCCCGATTATCGTGTCAGCGGCCTCGGTGGGTTCTCTGACCTTCAGGATTTTGACGGGTCGGTCACCTATGATGCGCCGTCACAGCTTTACGATACGATCTGCACGTTCCCTGAGAAGGCTTTGGGGTTCAAGATCGAACGAAAGCTGTATGACGACAATCAGTTCGGTAAGATTGATCCGAAGGCTATCGGTATGGCAACGTCTGTTGCGAGAACCGATGAAAAAATGGCGGTAACGATCTTCAATGAATCGTTTACCTCAACCAACCCTTCAGGACAGACCGGTGGTGACGGGGTGCCTCTGTGCAGTTCTTCGCACCCCTATTCGCCGGATGATTCCACCGTTCTCGACAATGCCGGTTCCACGGCGTTCAGTCCTGCCGCAGTTGAAGCAACCCGCCTTATCGGTATGACGGACATTCTTACCGACCGGGGCGAGCTGGCAGATGTTAATTACGACATGATAATTATTCCTCCGGCACTTGAGGAAGACGCATGGGAAATAATTAACTCGAAGGGCAAGGTCGATACAGCCAACAACAATGCCAATTTCCATTATGGACGGTATAAGCTGGCGGTATGGGCAAGGCTCACAAGCTCTGCCTGTTGGTGGATGGCTGACTCGGAACTGCTCAACGAACACTTCTTCAAGTGTATAAGAGTAGCCCCTGAGTTTGAAATGGATCGTGATTTCGACACAAAAGTTGCAAAGTGGTCTGTATATCAGAGGATTTCGTACAACTACGGTGAGTGGCGCGCGGTATATGGTCACCTGGTAAGTTAATTAAACATTTGCCGGAGGGTAACTCCCAAAAGCCCTCCGGCAAATATAATCGGGTAAGCGTGGGTGAGATATACAACTATCAATTCCTGCGGGCAACGCATGAGGGATTTAATACAGGGCGGTGTCCCTAATATAAGGAGAACAAAATGGGTTACACAAACTTTCCAAACGGGATAACAAGTTTTGGAGTTCCGATTTATGGCGGTGGAACACCACAGGGAATACCAAGCGGGTCTGTTTATTTTGTAGATAACAACTCTGGAAATGACAGCAAGAAAAATGCGGGAGAGTCTTTTGATAATCCCCTCAAAAACTTAGTTACTGCCATTTCAGACAGCAATACCAATATAGCAAGAGGCCCTGACAGATGGGCGAGACGAAACACAATCTACTATTGCGCTGATACAGAAACAGTTGATCTTGTTGCTTTTCCAAACAAATGCGACGTTATCGGAGTCGGGTCTTACGATGCAAACTCGAAGCCGGGCATTACGGGGAATCATGTACCTGTAAATTCGGGTAACTACGGAACGAGATTTTTTAATGTCTGGTTTAAAGCCCCATCCGATGCTTCACCAATCGTAACGCTTGCAAGTACGTCAAGCGGATGTCAGTTTGTTGATTGTACTTTTAGTGCAACAGCTACTACGACCATTGGTATTCAGGCTACGGCAAGCCCGTTCCTGAAGGTTATTGGTTGCCGGTTTGAAGGTGCTTTCGTTACTTCTTATCTTACGTTTGGGACTGGCGAGGCTGGTGGCACAGAGATACTTAACAATGTGATGGTTGATGCAGCCGCTAAGGGAATTATCACTGGTTCCGGTACTACGTCATCTTGGGCGATGATAGTTCGAGGCAACTATATAGAAGCTACGACTATTATCATTGACGATGACGGTGATGAACTTTGGATATCAAGGAATGACCTTATCACGGCTGCTACTGTTACGAGTTCTCCCACATTCGCTGAAGCTATGGATGTGGATGCAACAAGAATTGCAGGGAATTGGTTGACAGCAGCAAATGTTGCTACTCATTATCCCGTAATTGACACTACTACATAACACTTAACCCCGATGGACGGCGGGTAAACCGTCCACTTTTATATGTATTGTAGCATTTAGTAAAAAGGCGAACGTTCAATTCTACTTGGAATGCGGATGGTTTGAGAATGGCACTTATGAAGATCGGAGCATTATATCATCGAAAGTTGTAAGGAGCATTGTTGTTGATGAGCGTTGGTAAAGTAATCATCATCGGCAAAGGAAATGGCTGGCAGTTAGCCCCCTACGAAGGTGAAACATGGGGAGCGACACAGTTAATCCTTAGACGACCTGTCAAACGAGTAATCGACATGAATGACTATTCAAACGACAGGTGGGGTGCTGATGAAACAAGGGATGCTGAAAAGGCGATAAAATTGGCGGAAGCAATGAACGTGCCATATATCGACCTGAAAAGTTACCCCATTGAAGAAATAAAAGCGTTCTTTAAGACAGATTATTTCTCAAACACCATAGACTACATGATTGCCCTTGCTATTTACGAAGGTGCAACGAGTATAGATTTCTACGGTGTGAACATGGCTTCAAGCGGAGAGTACAGTTATCAGAAGCCCGGAGTAGATTACTGGTGCGGTCAGGCGATGGGGAGAGGGATCGAGATAAACATCTATGGTGAAACATCGACCATAATGAAAACGCAAGATGGCTTATTGTATGGTTATTATACAAAACAGAAGGGGGATAACAGATGGGGAACTTTGATTTAGGCAATGCTTCACCGGAAATAGTCAAAGAAGTCAAGAAGGATATAGCGGCACTTGAACGGGCGCTGAGGGGCGGGCCAGTAGATTCAAGAACCGGGATCGGGTTTAATCTTGACAGAACAGATGTCGCAGCACTCAGGCAGGAGATTGGCGATAAGAAGAAATGGCTCCAGAAATACGATGCTGAAAAGTTGACTGGAAACGCTGCGAACAGCGCATACAAAAGAGTCAAGGAACTGAAGGAGAAGATCAAGGAAAAGTTGCAACCGAAAGGAAAATTCTACCAATCCTATCCTACCAACCAGAGGAAGGAAAAAGACTTTAACGAAGTAGTCAGGTATGAAGCGGCTCTGCTCAGAGACAAGGGATACAAAGACATGGTGCGGGAGTACCGATCTCTCATGAGGCAACTGGACCCCGAAGACATGACAGCACCTTCGATAGAATCACTCAGAGAAGGAAAGCATGTAAGAATCAGGAGATAGCATGTCGACCACGACGATAAAAACCAATATCATTTATGCTTTGAAGGAGGGTGGTTCTGTAGCTGATACCACCATGCTTGCCTATGCGTTACGGTGGGCCAATGACGGGTATCGTGACATGATAAACCGCCCGTGGTTCGACCTTACTCTTCTGACAAAGGCCAACTTCACCATGACGGACGGACAGCAGAGCTATCAGGCTCCCTCTGATTTTGCCGGATTCTGTACCATGCTCAATGTCTCTCGGAACGAAGAGCTTGTCATGGTAACGCCGCAGGACTTACAGCGTGACCTGTCAACCGATCAGATAACGGACGAGACATTTACCTCTTCTCTCGACACCGCTGTTTCCCTCGATAACAAGGCCATTGTTCAGTACAGCGAAGTGGTAGCTGACGACACGGATCATACCACCGTCTATACGAGAGATTCCGACTATACAATGGACTACACGTCCGGCACGATTACC